TTTACCCAAGAGGGCGATATGAATCCAGGTAAAGTTCCTATACAGGAGATAACAAGTGGTTCAGGTGGTAATAAGTTATCTGCTTTAATAAATACGTATAACTATTATCTTCAAATGATACGTGATGTCACTGGTTTAAATGAAGCTAGAGATGGAAGTACTCCAGATGCTAGAGCTTTAGTCGGTGTACAGAAGATAGCAGCTGCTAATTCTAACACGGCTACTAGACATATATTAGATGGTAGTTTATTCTTGACGTCTGATCTAGCGGAGAATCTTTCTCTTAGAATATCTGATATATTAGAATACTCTCCAACAAAAGAGGCTTTTATACAAAAGATAGGTAACCAGAATGTAGCTGTACTAGATGAGATGAAAGATCTATATTTACACGATTTTGCCATTTTCATAGAACTACAACCTGATGACGAAGAGAAGGCTGTGTTAGAGAACAACATACAAGCAGCTATATCCTCTGGGTTGATAGATATTGACGATGCAATAGATCTTAGGGAGATAAGAAGCACTAGGCTAGCTAATCAATTATTAAAAATAAGAAGAAAAGCAAAGCAAGACAGAGATATGCAGATGCAACAGCAAAATATACAGGCTCAAGCAGATGCTAATGCCCAAGCACAACAAGTAGCTGCTCAAGCGGAGATCATGAAGAACCAAGCTATAACTGCTCAGAAGGCAGAGCTACTACAAATTCAAGCCGCTATAGATAAAGAGAAAATGATGCAGGAGGTTGCTTCTAAAAAAGAACTAATGAACTTAGAATTCAAGATGAATTTAAAGCTAAAGCAAGCAGAGTCAAGTGGAAGAAGAAGTGAGGAGGTTCTTAGAGAAGATAGAAAAGATGATAGATCCAGAATGGAAGCGACTCAACAAGGAGAAATAAAATACAGAACACAAACAAATCAGGTACCAAAGAATTTTGAATCAGCGGGAAATGATGTACTAGGTGGCGGATTCAACTTAGATTCCACAGATCCTAGGTAATAATAGTAATAACACTTATATAATATTTTATCATGTCAGAACAAACAAAAGAAATGCCTGGTGTAACCGATGAGGTTGCAGCAGTAGAAACAAAACCTATATCATTTGATGAAGGTATAATAAAGGTTGATCTATCAGAACTCAATAAGCCTGATGAACCAGAACAACCTAAGAAACAAGAAATTGTAGAGCAAGCCGTGGAGCAAGTTGTTGAGCAGGTTATTGAACAGCCAACAGAAACGGTGGTCACAGAAGAAGTTTTTGATTCCGTTATAGAAGAAATAACAGAAGAAGAGGTTGTCGAGCAAGCTCAGGACTTAGCAGAAGAGATTCAAGAAGCTGTTGAATACGAGCAAACCACTGGGATTGATCTTCCAGACAACATACAAAAGGTTGTTGACTTCATGAACGAAACCAACGGTACATTAGAGGACTATGTTAAGTTAAATCAAAACTATGATGACTTAAACGAGGATCAACTACTGATGGAATACTACAATAGTACTAAACCACACTTGGATAGAGAAGACATAGACTTTTTAATGGAGGATAACTTCTCTTATGATGAAGACTTAGATGAAGAGAGAGATATAAGACGTAAAAAATTAGCTAGAAGAGAAGAATTAGCTAAAGCTAAGAGTCATTTAGATGGTTTAAAAAACAATTATTACGAAGAAATAAAAGGTGGTAGCAGATTGCTACCAGAACAAAAAGAAGCGGTTGACTTTTTCAATCGCTATAAAAAGGAAAACGAAGAAGCTACTAAAGTAGCTGAACACAATGTATCTACGTTCAAGAAAAAAACAGAAAATGTCTTTTCTAAGGAGTTCAAAGGTTTTGATTACTCTGTTGGTGATAAGAAATTTAGGTTTAAAGTAAATAACGCAGATGAAATAAAGACAAACCAAAGCGATATCAACAATTTTGTCAAGAAGTTCTTGAATGAAAAAAATGAAATGTCAGATGCTAAGGTTTATCACAAGTCTTTATTTACCGCTATGAATCCTGACAAGATCGCACAGCATTTTTACGAACAAGGTAAAGCCGACGGCGTAAGAGATAGTATAATGAAGTCTAAAAATATTGATATGGATCCTAGAGGGACACATGAGAACGTCAGTAATGAAGGTGGATTTAAAGTGCGAGCTGTAAGTGATTCTAAAACTTCTAAGTTTGGAATTAAACGAAAAAAATAACTTAAAATTTAAAAATTATGGCCGCAAACGGTTCTTTTACTGGTAGTGCAGGTGCTTTAGCACATTTAACACCTAGACCTACCCAAACATTATTTAATGACAATTACCTGTCTTTAACAGACATGGATTTTACACAACAATTCTTACCAGAAGTATATGAGAAAGAAGTTGAGCGTTTTGGAAACAGAACAATCTCTGGATTCTTACGTATGGTTGGAGCTGAAATGCCTATGGCATCTGATCAAGTAGTATGGTCTGAACAAGGTCGACTACACATTGCATATGACAACGCAACAATTGTTACGACAACATCTTTAACTATACCTGCAAATGCCGGTGCTTCTACAAACCTTATTGGACCTGGAGCTACTATTGTAATCGCTAGTGCTGATGGTTTCACTGTTGACAAAGCATACGTGCAATCTGTTGCTACAGTTGCTGGTGTTGCTACTATTACTTTCGCTTGTTACGGAGCTGCTCAAACCACTGCTATCACAGGTTCTGGTAATGTTAAAGTATTCGTATATGGTTCTGAGTATGCAAAAGGAACTCAAAATGCTGGTACTTCTGTAGATGCTGCTTTCGAGCAATTCAACAACAAGCCAATCATCTTGAGAGACAAGTATTCAGTTAATGGATCTGACACTGCTCAAATTGGGTGGGTTGAAGTTACAACTGAAGCTGGAACATCTGGTTACTTATGGTACTTAAAATCTGAGCATGAAGCTCGTATTCGTTTCGAAGATCAATTAGAAATGTCTATGATTGAAGCTGAGCGCACTGCTGCTGGTACTACTATTACTCCAGGATCTGGATTTGGTGGTGGAACTGCTATCACTGGTTCTGATGGTTTATTTTCAGCTCTAGAAGAAAGAGGTTTAGTTTACACTGATGCTGATTTTGATGGCGCTACTGGTTTAGATGATTTTGATCTTATTCTACAGGAACTTGACAAGCAAGGTTCTATTGAAGAGAACATGTTATTCTTAGACCGAGCAACTTCACTAGGTATCGACAATATGTTAGCTGCTCAAAACTCTTACGGATCTGGAGGAACATCTTATGGTGTATTCGAAAATTCTGAAGACATGGCACTTAACTTAGGATTCTCTGGATTCCGTCGTGGATCTTATGACTTCTATAAAACTGATTGGAAATACTTAAACGACGCTACAACTCGTGGATTAGTTGGTGATGTTCAAGGGGTATTAGTACCTGCTGGAACTTCTTCAGTTTATGACCAAATGCTAGGACAGAACATCTCAAGACCTTTCTTACATATTCGTTACAGAGCTTCTGAAGCGGATGACCGTAAGATGAAATCTTGGATTACTGGGTCTGTTGGAGGTAATTTTACTTCTGACGAAGACGCAATGAACGTTCATTTCTTATCTGAAAGATGTTTATGTGTTCAAGCTGCTAACAACTTTATCTTATTCAAAAATTTAGCTGGATAGTTAATTATTTATAATAATTACCCCTGCTGAAAATGTGGGGGTAAATATTATTTTGTGACATTAGCTAGTTATATATAATAGTAACAGGCTATTGTCAATTTTTTAATAACATTTATATCATATCATATCATGGCAAACAAAAAAGCTACAGCAAAAAAAGTTGAGGTTGCTCCTCAGGAATTAGAAAACGTTTTACCTGAAACTAAGGTTAAACTAAAAGAAATTAAAGTACCAACGTGGGAGTTTAAAGATAGAACATATTATCTTAAAACTGGAAAATCACCACTAGTATACACTATACCCTCTAAGCATAGTCAAAAGAAACCATTATTATACTTCGATAAGGAAAAAGGTTATCAAAGAGAGCTTAGGTACGCAACAAATCATGCTTCACCATTCGTGGACGAGCAGCAAGGACCAGTTACTCTTGGTAGAATAGTACTTAGAGATGGACTTATAACAGTTAAGAAACAAGATGTTTGCTTACAAAAGTTACTATCTTTGTACCATCCATTTCTAAATAAAGTATATTCTGAACATAACCCAGTGCAAGATTCTGAGAACGAACTTGATTGGATAGAGTTAGAGTTAGAGGCTTTAAATGCAGCTAGAAGTTTAGACATAGATCATGCAGAAGCTATTTTAAGAGCTGAGTTCGGTAGTTCTGTATCTAGTTTATCTTCAAGTGAATTGAAGAGAGATCTAATGATATTTGCTAAAAGACAACCAGCTTTATTCATAGAACTAGCTAACGATGAAAATGTACAGCTAAGAAACATTGGAGTTAAAGCTACAGAGGCTGGAATACTTAATCTATCACCTGACCAGAGAACGTTTACGTACGGTCAATCAAGTAGGAAGTTAATGACGGTTCCATTTGATGAACATCCTTATTCAGCTTTAGCTGCATACTTTAAGACAGATGAGGGAATGGAAGTTTACAAATCAATACTAAAGAAACTTAGATAACAATGTAAAGTGACCGCCTTCGGGCGGTTACATTTACTTAATATATACATTATGGCTTTTAATATGAAAAAAAAAGGCTTAGGCGATACAGTTGAAGCCATAACTAAGACTACCGGAATAAAGAAGGTGGTTGAAAAAATAAGCGAAACCACAGGTAGAGACTGTGGGTGTAGCAAAAGAAAAGAGTATTTAAACAACAAATTCCCTTATTAATTATGAGCGTAAGCATAGACACCGTGTACCAAAGGGTATTAGGAATACTTAACAAAGAACAAAGAGGATATGTTACACCTCAAGAATTTAATCTATTTGCCAATCATGCTCAAGGAGACATGTTTGAACAATACTTTTATGATATAAATCAATTTGGAAGAATAGCTGGAAACAGCACGGAATATTCCGACATGTTAAATATCTTAAATGAAAAAATAAATATATTTGAAACATCGATACAACCAACATACACTGCAGGATCTTTCGACGAACCTGCTGACTTGTATAGGTTAGGTTCTGTCGTTTATAAGAATACTACAACAGATCCTTTTGGTGTAGTGTCTGTTCAGTCAATAGAGGCTGAAAGAATAAACGCTAATGATTTCTTATATATAAACTCTTCACCTTTAACAAAACCAAAAAACACACGCCCAATATTCGTTGCTAATTCAAATGGCATAAAGATATACGGAGATTCAGAAGTGACACAGGTTACTGAAGTTGAATTACAGTATATAAAGAAACCTGCAAAAGTGCAGTGGGCTTATCAAATGGTCTTTGGAGAAGCTCTATACAATGCTAACGAGTCAGTGGATTTTGAACTACATCCATCAGAAGAAACTGAATTGATCATTAAAATATTAGAAATGGCTGGATTGTTGGTTAAGGACTTAAGTTTGTACCAAGTATTCAACTCAGAAGAACAAGAAGCAATTCAACAAGAAAAATCTTAATATATGGGTCTAATAAATCAAACAGATGAACAATACTACCTAGGGCCTGATGGCGTGTGGGATAGTTGGGATGAAAATTATGGATCATACCAATTCACTAGTATAAAGGATATAATAAATAACTTTATAATATCATATGTTGGAGAGGATAAGATAATAAGTAAAATAAGGAGAACTGATGTTGCTTTCCACGCACAGAGAGGAATACAAGAGTTTAGCTTTGATATACTACCATCTGTAAAATCTCAAGAAATTGAAGTTGGTCCAGCATTGAACTTTATACTACCAAAAGATTATGTAAACTACGTGAAAATGGTTTGGGTTGATAGTGGTGGAATAGAGAGAATAATATACCCAGCTATAAAGACAAGTAATCCATTACCTTTACTTCAAGATGGTAACTACGAATATTTATTTGATGAACAAAGTGGTGAAATTATAACAGCTGATGAATCAGTGACTAGACAGAGGTTTCAAACAAATAGAAATGCAACGCAAGAAGTGGAGGAAGCAGGTGACTTACTTGGTTTAAATCACTTCGGAAGAAGATACGGTTTAGATCCACAACATGCTCAGACCAACGGTACGTTCTACATAGATCCTATATCTAATATAATTTACTTTGATTCTAACATGGCTGGTAGAGTAGTTACACTGAAGTATATATCAGACGGTTTAGGAACAGACGAGGAAATGGTTGTTCATAAGTTTGCTGAAGAAGCACTTTATAAGTATATAGCCTACGCTATACTATCTACTAGAGCTAATACACAAGAATACATGGTTGCTAGATTTAAGAGGGAAATGGTAGCGGCTAAAAGAAATGCTAAGTTAAGATTATCTAATATAAAGATAGAGGAAATAGCACAAATAATGAGAGGCAAGTCTAAGCAAATAAAACACTAATATTTAATGGCTGAATTAATACACAAGTTTACAGCGGGAAGAATGAATAAAGATCTCGATGAGAGATTGGTGCCTAATGGAGAATACAGAGATGCTTTAAACTTAGAGTTAGCATCCTCTGATAGTTCTCAAGTTGGGTCTTTCCAGAATATAAAAGGTAATTTAGAGTTGCGTAATAAAACATACAACCCTAAAACAAAGGCATATAACCAGTGGTTAAATGCTGAATATATTACAGCCTTAAGTTCTCCTGTATGTGTAGGTGCTAAGACAGATGAAAACTCTAATGATGTATATTGGTTTATAGCATCTGATACAACTAGTGTAATAGCTTATTACAACAATGAAACTAAGCTTACTAAACCTCTACTTGTCGACACACAAGGTATACTTAATTTTAGTTCTAACTATTTAATTACTGGTATTAATATACTTGAAGGTATATTAATATGGACAGATAATCAAACTGAACCTAAAAAAATATTTATAAAAGACTGGAAGGGTTCTACACCTAACTTCGTGACACACTCACAGATATACGGTAGAGACTTTATTGAAGATGATATAACCGTAATAAAGAAATACCCACTACAGCCACCTATAGTAACTGCTTATTCTACAAAAACTATAGATCCGGCTACGGATTTACCCGGGGCTAATGTTGATACTAATGTGTTGGCTACTTTTTATTACACTCCTGCAGGTGCACCAGTTGGAACCATTAGGCCACTACCTATAGGTACTACAGTTGCTCTAAGCTGGTTATCTAACACGCCACCTGTCTATGCTGAGGGAGATGTACTTCTACTAACCAACTCAGCTAACGATCCTTTGGATGTAGACGCTGTTATAAGGGTAAAGGTGCAACCTAATCCAACACAATTAGGTGCCAATGTTGAAGTTCTTTCTATTGGTGTACCACTAGAGGGGATAACGCTTACTAATCTTCCATACGATGTAACACTGGAGCAACAACCACCATTCTTTGAAATGATATTTGCTAGATTTGGTTACAGGTATAAGTATAAAAATAACGAATTATCTGCATTCTCACCTTTCTCAAACATAGCATTCATACCAGGTGGTTTTGATTACTCTCCAAGTCAAGGGTATAACTTAGGTATGACTAATAACATAAGACAGTTAACTATATCTAATTTTGTACCTGATCCAGTTGTATACCCAGATGTAGTTGCTGTTGATATACTTTATAAAGCTACGAACAACTCTAATGTATATGTGGTAGACACTTTTACGGATGAAGATGAGGAATGGTCTGTAATTGTAAGTGGCAATAGAGGTTCTTTTGATATTGATAGCGAAATAATAACATCTGTCGTTCAGTCTAATCAAATACTTAGACCCTATGACAATGTACCAAGAAAAGCAAAAGCACAGGAGATAACTGCTAATAGATTACTTTTTGGTAATTACACTCAAAACTTCAACCTATTAAACAACGATGGTTCAAATTTTAAAACAAGTATAAAAGTTACAACTAGCACACTACCTATAAGTGTAGATTTAGATGAATTTGGTAATCCTGAGGGTATAAGTATAGATGGAGAGCAAGTTGCAGAATCTGTTAAGTCTACAAGAACATACCAAGTAGGTGTAGCTTACATGGATAAATACGGTAGAACAACACCTGTCTTTACCAGTAAATCAGCTTCTGTAACTGTTTTGAAAGAAGAAGCTGCTAAATCTACAAAGCTAATAGCTGAACTTTCTCCTAACTTCCAAAACTCAACGCTAATACCATACTACGAGCAAAACAAACAATTTCCTTACTTTAAATACTACGTTAAAGAGACCTCTCGTGAATACTATAACCTAGCATTAGACAGGTTTTATGATGCAGAGGATGGTAATTTATGGTTATCATTTCCATCAGCTGAAAGAAATAAGGTTGATGTAGACACTTTTTTAATACTTAAGAAAGGTCATGACACCTCTGATCCCGTTACTGAAACAGCTAGGTATAAGGTTATAGCTATAGAGAATGAAGCTCCAACTTACTTAAAAGAAACCAAACTATCAATGGGTACAATGAGTACTCAGTTCAGTTCTGCCGGTTTCCCTATAGAAGGTGTTAATGAAGTTGCTGTAACTAAAGATGCTTTCGATGCTCAATTTGGTATAGATGCTAGGTCTACATCAGGTCAAATTGAGCATCGAAAGCATCTTTAGTTACA